GGGTGACTAGGAGTTTCGCCGAGATACTCGGGCTGAACAACAATACGCTTGTTATATTTTGTGGCCATTGAATCTGCAAAGCCAGGACTGGTTGCACTACGAATAACGATCAAATCACTGCTGCAATTTGCAATGGCGTCCTCAACTGCGTTACAATCTAGCTTTGTGCCGTTCCAGGGGGTAGGAACTGCTAAAAACACTATATCGCATTTGGGCAACAATGGTTTATATTCTTCTATAAACTTGTCATGTATTACTGCGTCCGGAAACAACTTGTGTGTGGCTTTGCCTACCCAACCATATCCTAAAATTCCTATTTTCATTGATATTTCCTTAATTCTTGTTTGAATATTTCTAACTCTTTGCGTTTGCCTTTGGCTGACCAAATAGCACTGTCAGATTGCATGCGCCAGTCAACATAACTTATAGGCAATAATCCTTTGTTGTATTTGGTAATAACTGAGTCCAGACTGTGTTGGTCTAAGAACCAATAGATATTGTCTTGTTCTATTTCGTGACGTATCACTTGTGCCAACTCTTTTATAAATTGTACAGCGGTTGCCTTGGGTGTGTAAAGTATTGCTCCAGCCAAATGTCCACCTTTTTCTTTTTGGTACAAGTAAAAGTCTTTAGTAGCATCATCAGCAAACTCTAATTGGAATGGTGCGCGAACAATCCCGTCGATATCTATCTCTAAAAAACGACATGGTTCAGTAACAAACTCGGCTAATCTAACAAAACGCATACAAGCATAGTATGTTTTATAAATCCACATTGGCAGGTTGGTGTTGTCTGTAAACTGTTTTAATCCAAGCATTTTATTTTTACGACTATTTTGCGGTTCTGGCAAATTGGGTCGGCTCCAATGCTGTATAGCAGATTCAAACTGCTCCGGGGCAAATGTTTCCCAGGTTACACTAACTCGATCTGTCTGGTGGCAAAAGTCAAGTTGACCTGGTGTTGGATTATACAGATGTAAATGCACCCCATAGTTGGTATTTTGTTTTACACTATTAACTAGCTGACGGCCAAATTTATCAAAATAACCGCTGTCAGCGGCGGCGTAAACAAAGAAATTATTCTGGTCTAATTTTCCAGACAGTGGTGGGATAATCATAGTCAGATATTTAGTGATCGAAAACATAGCCTATAACTAATATTATGAGAGTAAGTATTTTTGATCAGTATGGTGCGCTTAACAGCCCTCCAGTGTTTGCGGCTGTACGTGCAGGGCTTGACAGCATAGGCATTGAACACAACAGCATGGACAGTTCGGCAGACGTTGCTGTTATCTGGAGTCAACTGTGGCACGGCAGGATGAAGCACAATCAAGGCGTATGGGAAACATTCCGTAATAGCAATCGTCCTGTTGTAGTAGTTGAAGTAGGTATGTTACGTCGCGGCAGCACTTGGAAATTGGGTGTTAACGGCACAGGCAATAATGCCTACTACGGCCGAGACTTAATTGTAGGAAGAGCCGCTCAACTTAGACTGGAAGCAAAATCCTGGACCAACTCTGGTTACAACATTGTGATTGCCGCACAACGGTCGGACAGTCAGCAGTGGGCAGGACAACCACCTACTGTGGCATGGTTAACCGAAACTGCCAACGCTATTAGAAAATATACAGATAGGCCCATTGTTATACGGCCACATCCAAGACAGCGTATCAGTGATATTCCTGGCTGTGTTATTGAAATGCCGCGTCCTATACCGGGAACATACGACAGTTTTGATTATGACCGGTGTTTGTCAACAGCTTGGGCAGTGGTCAATCACAACAGTGGCCCAGGATCACAGGCTGTATTAAATGGAGTACCAGCGTTTGTACACGCTAGTAGTTTAGCATCGCCTGTTAGCAATGCAGATCTGGCCGCAATCAACAATCCGTTGAAACCAGACCGAACTGCGTGGCTAGAGCGACTGGCACACACAGAATGGTACACAGAGGAAATTGCCTCAGGGTTGCCACTCAAACGATTATTGCTGTCCTAACCAAGATAAACTTTTATCAATCCAGGCTAGCACAAGATCTTGCTGTCTAAGATATCCGTAGCGGTGTATACTTGCCACTGCAGACTCTGGTAATAAGTTTTTCTCTGCTAACTCATACCAAGTTGTAGTCTTTGGATCCATTGGTGCATGATCACTCTTATAAGCAATCACATGTATGAACTCGTCGTTAGGTCGTTTCAAGAAAAATCCTGCGTTACAGTCCCATCCGTTAATGGCCAGCATGTGCATTAAACTCACAACAGTATGATGATAGTAACAGCCTGTGGCCTGTGTAAATGACAGTTGACGTATGTCCATGTTGGTAGTTTGTGGAACTGCCATGATCAACATACCGCCGGCTTCTGCAATGGCATTCCATTTGGCCAGTGTGCCTATGGGATTGATGCAGTACTGAAATGCGTCGTGGCACCATAGCACATCAAACTTTGACTTGGCAGGCAGATTTTCTGTATGCTCAAAATCTATTTTTTGATACACAATGTTAGAATGCTTTTTAACCACTGTGGGCGTGGGACCTGTGTCTATGCCTGTGCAACGAATATTCAAGGGCAGTGGTACATCATCTCTGGTTGTTCTAGTTGCCCACCATTCTAAATCTGCGCCTGGCCCACATCCTAGGTCAACCAGTGTGCCAACGCTTTCCATAAAGTCATCGTACTCAAACAGCGTGTCAAGTGTTTGCAAACTGTGTGCGTGGCTTTCGTCGTGGTTTCTGAATGTCATAGTTGTATATCCTCCATGCCGGCTGCTCGCAGTCTTACCACGTGACCCAGCATGAAGTTTTTACTTTCCATTGCTTTCATAATGCCCAAGAAACGATTGCGCAACAGTGCAACTTCGTTGATAATAGTTTCAAAGTCAATCACTTCATCTTCGCCGTCCACATACTTTTCAGCGTCTCGGCTGGTCAATGCGCGAGCATAGCCTTCCAGATACTTTTGAAAATGTTTACGTCGAATCTTACGCAGTTGTATATTAAGGAAGTTCAGCACTGCTTCGATTTCTTGTAGTTGATTAAAGCGATGCTCGGTCATGCCCGGAAGTGCAGTGATATTTCGTTCAACCATTCCACCAATGGCACAGTCACGTCGTGCAGACTCAAGTTCATTTTCGTAATGAGCAATGAAGTCTGGGATTTCTCCCAGATTAGCAGTAACGCGGTTATACCACATAGGTCAGCTTAGTCTTCGTATTCAGAATCCAGATCATCTTCATCTTCGTACTCTTCCTCTTCGGGTTCGTCGTCAAGATCTCGGATGTAGGCTGCCAGTGCTGTTTTAACATCCGTGTCGCCTTTGAACGCCGCACGGATATCATCAGGATCACAGTCGTTATCAACTAAGACAGATACTAACACTTCAGCGGCTTCGGTGCGATCCACTGTGTTAACATATCGTTTAAGTTCATTCCAAATTTCACTTGCTAAATCCACTGCCATTTTATTCCTCCACTGTGGTGTCGTCTACGGTTGTTTTTTCTTCTTTCTGGTTGGCAAAGTCTGCCATCAACTTGTCTAAACAGCCGTTTTCATTTGCTTCCCATTTTTTACGGAACTGTTTGATTACTTCACCATCGCTGGTTACGAAAACCAAACTGTTGCCTTCTTTCTTGAGAATGTTTTTCTTTTCTGCCAAGTCAACCAGGCCCGAATGTGGGCTCATACCAGTTGAGTAAGGAATCTTGACCTGCATGCCTTCAAAAGGTTTGGCATAGCGTGTTTTCATCACTTTACAACCAGCACGGATACCATTCACTTCCGATACTTTGTTGCCATCTTCATCTTCTTTCAGCTTCATTTTCTTCATGGCAACTACGATACTTGAAGCATAGATGAAGCCTTGTCCACCGGAGATCTTGTCATCTGGATCAAACATATCCTGGCTAGCGTATGTGTGATTAGTGGCAACCAATCCAACATTGTGGCTACCAAACATGTTTACACAGTTACGAACCAGTGCTGTGAGTGCTTTGGGCTTGCGGCCCATGTCACCTTTCATATCACCTGCTTCGAACTGGTTAACGTCTGTGGGAGTCAACAACATACCCAAGGAGTCAATAACCCAAAGAACTTTCATACGCTCTTCTTCTGGCAGTGTTTTGTAGTCAATCATGAATGTAGAAATGGCTTTGGCCACGTCATCAATCATACTCATATTGAGTTTGAGCAGTTTTGCAGGGTCTGTGTCAACACCCAGTGCGTGTAGCCATGCCTCGTCTAGTGCGTTTTCTGTGTCAACAAGAATAACAAAGATGCCTTGCTCTTGTGCGTTTTTAACAATGTTGCCGGAGCAGATGTAACTTTTGCCTGCGCCAGATTCGCCAGCAAACACAGTTACCTTGCCCAGCGGAATGCCTTTGTTGAAATCTCCACTGATAAGATAGTTTAAGGCATAGTTGCCTGTGCCAATCCAGTCAGTTGGATCGTTAAATCCGATACTCAAGCCTTGGATGCTTTTAGTAATGTCCTTGCGGAACTTTGATATGTCAAATGGTTTTGCCATATGTTTCCTTTAAATGTTTGTTTTTAATTATGAGAAGACACAAGGGAGATCATCCCTTGTGTAAGTGCTACATTACTTCTGTTGACGTGCCCGAATCATAGCCAAAAT